GCGCCTTGCTCTCGAATAACCTCGCGGTTGACATTCTGCTCCGCAACAATTTGTGCGGTATTCAGTTGTGTGTTGTACTTTAACTCAAGTTCCATTTGTTTAAGTAGTCTATCTTGGTTCATTTGATCGCGTCTGAAGTCGTCGTCGCGGATCATCTGTTGCCTCTGTAACTCTAGATCGGCAGCCTTTTTCTGGATGTCTGCACGAATAGACTCGGCTTGAACCTGAGCCAAAACCTCTTCGGGGCTTGGCTTTTGTGGAGCTGGCGGTGCTTTCCATCCCTCTGGAATATCCGCAAAGTAGCTCGATGCGTCCTTGAATCCTGAGAGTTCGACGACCTTCTTCAAGGTGCGCACATACATCTGTGGTGACACCACAGGATTCTCAAGACCGTACTGGTTGATGATGGATTCTTGCTTGGCGAGTATCTGCATCATGGTTGCGATACGCTCATTGGTGTCGCCATTGCCCAGACCGATGTTGATGTTGACATCCATCGTGTTGTCCCAAGCGCGTGGGTCAATCTGCACCCAACGGTTACGCAAGCGGATCATGCGTGGCTTGTCTTGGTGCGTGGTGACAAGAAAAAGGATCGTCTTAAACAACTCCCTCATGCCTTCAGCCATGAGACGCGCAGTCAACTCAATGCGTCCTTGGCTGGCGCTTACTGTGGCAGCCACGGCAGCCTTTGTGCTTGATTGCAACGCATCTGGGTTCAAGCCCATAGATGCCTTGGACATTCCTGTGCGACCTTCCTTAATCTCGTCCAAGTACGCAAGTACAGGGAAAGCAGCCTGACCGACGAATGGGGTTACCAACGGCTGCACCATGTTCGGAGCACGCGCACGAATGATCGCGCCCGTCTCGTTGTTTAGTGCGTCGTCAATGTTGACTTGACCCTCAACGATCACGGTGCGCGGATGGATGGACTGCGCCAAAGAATCAAGCGTATTGCGCATGACTTCGGACTTGATCTCTTGTAAGTCTCTAGTAATGTCAAAGATCGACATCGCCTCAAGTGGTGATGTGTGGGGTTCTGGATCGCAAGGAAATTCAATAAACGGGATGTAAGACGCTGGCAAATTGCGCACCATCTTGTAGCTAGACCCCATAAAGCACATCTTGCGCAACTCTGGGATGCCGTCGCCATCAAAGTCAACCTTGGCGTAGCCCTCAACATAGAGGACGCGCATCATCATCGGGTTAGCGCTCTCATTGAAATATTGGTTATTTGCCAACGGTGCGCGAGCCAAAGCCTCTTCGTTGTCGTTCAAGTCGGATGAGCCAACATAGTCCATCACCTCGTCTTCGTCGTACCCCATAGAGATCAACTCAGCCACAGTCGCCATCTTGCGGTGACCGATAAAAGGTGCGTCCTTAAACGACATTGCTTGACGCGAAAGCAATAACTCTTCTGGCGGTAAACACGCCACATGAATACGCTTGTCGGTTATCTTCCTTTTAACCTGCACATCGTGCATCATGGCTGGGGGTAACGGCATCCCAGTCATAGGATCGATCTGCATCGCGCCTTGCATACTCTCGTCTGGGTAACTCGCAATGATCTGCACATCTGCGTCGCCCTCTTGCATGACGACCTGCAATGTCTGGTCATCTAGACCCGAATATTCCTCAATTCGGACAGATTCGGTGTCCTCAATCCACGCCTTGACAATGCCACATTTGCGCACTAAAGCGTCTTTAAATGTGGCGTATGCCACCATAAAACCGTTGTTGTCATTGTTAAAAACATAGTTGCAGTAGTCTGTGGCTTGCTGTGCGTTTTCTACATCCTCTGGACCGCGAGGCACAAACTCCACCGTGTTCTCTGTGGAGAAAAACACACGCATCAAAGACGGCAGCATGGCAGACACGGTGTCGCGCACTTCCATCGCCACGACTTGTGAGCGTCCATCTTCCTCATTGCCGAAGGGGTCACCACGGTAATACTCAGTACCGCGAGCGCGGATAGGACTCAAGTCAGAGTCGATATAACTCACAGCGTCTGTGATCTCTTGACCCATCATGGCTTCTAAATCCATATCTGTCATGGGCATAAGTGTCGGGTCAACCTGTGACGCGATGTCTGTGCTCAATCCCAGCTCGTTGGTAATGTTCATTTTGTACCCTTAGTCAATACGACAAACATGGAGTCCACAGCTCGCGGAGTCCTAAGTAATTCTTCTTGCGTCAATTTTAGGTCTTGTGCGATGGGATTTAACCTAAATTCCAAGTGGGTCACATAAAACCGATCTTCCCAACCAAGATACCAATGCCAGTCGGTGTAATAAAGCCACGACTTCTCATTAAATGCACGAAGGTGAGTCGGGTCTTGCCACGCGCCATAGCTCAAGTCATACGGCACATGGATGCGCATCTCGCCACCAGCCTTGAGTAACTTCTTGCAGCTCGTCATTGCACCCACTAGATCAGGCAGATGTTCGAGCACATCGTTAGCCAGTATTGCGTCAAACATCTCTGGCTGCACCTCGTAGTCTCCGAGCCTTGTGGAGATCGCGTCACCCCAAGGCACATTGCAGATGTCGAGTAACCAGTCGTGCTTGACGCGCAGTTGAATGTCTGCGTTGATGCAGTCTTCTCTGAAATCTTTTCCAGAGCCTAAGTTAAGTACCAAAGAATCGTTTGACATACTGAGGGCGGTGCTCTTTTACCCAAGGCATCGCCTCGGCAGTTAGTTGTTTTGAGTTGTCGCCAGTTGTCTGGCTGCCAACATGATGGACATAGGCGCTAGAGACAAAGTGCTCGTAGCCCTGATTGCTGAGGTCTGCGCAGCTCACATCGTCAGAAAACCAGTTGATAGGGGGGAATCTGCCGTGATGCCATGCGTCTCTGCTTATGTACGCAAAGATCGGTGCGATGGCGCTGGCATGGCGAATGAACTGCTCAGACTTGAACCTGCACATCTCTAGGTGATCACCGTCAGGGTTGTAGCGAATGTTTTGAGCTGGTCTCACATAGTCACTTCTTGCACCCACCCAGCCGACATTGACTTCTAGCTCGCGGATCACCTCCACATCTTCCAATAGGCGCTGGTAGGAGTTCGGTGTTAGGACTACATCGTCATTGCAGACGATGCAAGCCTGTGCGTACTTCAATGCGTCGTCGATTACTTCGTTGTAATCGTCGCCAAAGTTACGGGGTTCGCCAAAGATAAGTCTTGCGTTCTTAAAGCCAGAGACGACTCTCTCTGTGCCACGCAAGTAAACAAACGCCTCTGGTGCGTATTGCTTGATGGATTCCAAGAGAACTGGCAACCCCTTGCCGTTGACCGTCGAAATGCAAATTGGGATCACTTCTTAGCCTTCTTCCATGTCCTCGTCCTTGGCTTCGCCAGTATTTGGACCACCAACGACCCAAGCATCGCAAGTTCTACTGGCTGCGCACTTGAAGTCGAATATCTCGCAATAGCCTAAGTCAGCCAGCTTGATAGTTCCCCACGGGTCTGCTTCGTTGCCGATGCCTTGTGCGATGCACTCTTTGATGTCTTCTGAGACATTAAACGCTGCGCAGTTTCCGCAAAGGGATTGCTTGGCATCGTCCACAGTCACATCCCATGCGTCTGCCTTCTTTGCCCAGAATGGGGTGTTTGGTAGGGCTGGGTTCTCAGGACCGTACTTCGCAGCCGTGATCGCCTTGGCGCGGTTCTTCAGATTAAGGGTGATGTCTTGCGTTGGAAGTGGACACTCGCTGGTGTCGCTGTCAGACATCATCTGATCCATTGCGCCTTGTAAACTTTTTGGGTATGAGGTAGCCACTAAAAACTCCTTGAATAATTCAACATCCAGCGCGGTATGGCTGGATTATTTGGTTGAGGTTTGTTGTACTGCACGCCAAACGACTGATCATTTCCTTGGATCATCGCGTCTAAGCCCTGCGCCTTTAAGTCTCCACCGTATCTAGAACGGTAACCACCGCCAGTTAAGCCAAGTATTAAGCGTTGCTCTTCGGTAAGAGGTATTGCGCCAGATATTCTTCCACCGCCAGCAAAGCCATCTGGTATTGCAACCATATTGCCATTAAGCTGCACGCTTCCCCTATCTTCGCCATACTTTTGATAAGCCATGCGCTCATAGTCGTTAGCGCGAAGACGCGCCTCATCTTGCATTCTTTTGACAGACTCTGGGTCAGACAGCAACCCTAAGAACTGCTGAAACTGATAGTCCATTACTTCATTCCCTTCTTAGGCTTCACGCCAGCAGAAGACAAAGCAATAGCCAATCCTTGAGCCTTGCTCTTGACGACTGGACCGCCCTTGCCTGAGTGCAACTTACCTGCCTTGAATTCGTTGTAAACCTTAGAGATTTTCTTCTCTGTCTTTGTCTTCTTCATCATGTCAATTACTCCTTGATTGGGATACCCGAATTATGCAACTCTTGACAGGTTTCTTTTCAACGGTTGCGACCACTTCTGACTCGTATTCGCACCAAACATAGAGACGGCAGCGTCGGACGCAAAAGTCAATACAAACGAGTCTGCCTTATCAGGTGACTTCAAGCCACGCTTTCTAATGTCGTCCTTGCCCTCGACCTGCATCTTTCCACTCGATGTAAAGAAGTACCTGACAGTAGCCAGTTCAGCCACCAGCTCCTCGTCATTGGGGATACGGCAGTCACGCGCCTCAAACCATGCCTTCGCCTTGTACCAAAGCTCTGCGCGTAAGTTCCTGTAAGTCGTACCCATCGCGGGAGATTCGGAGACATTGATGCCTCTAGCGGGAAGTCCTAATTCTCTGAGACGATCTACTACTCCAGCACCAAGTCCAATGCTGTCCACCATGATCTCATGCGGTCTTTGGCTTGGCGGTAGAGCTTCCCACTCTGCGACGACAGCGCCTGTGAGTTGCATCAAGTCCAGATTCTTCCAAGTCTTTGTGGGTTCTATGAGCGCGTTGCCTTGTCTTTTGGAGAGTGCAGACCTGTCCCCACCAAAGCGTGCGACATCCAGTCCCCAGATCAGCTTGGCGTGCTGGGAGGTCTCTACATCGCGGTGCTTGGCGAGTTCTAGGAGTTCCATCGGGATGATGGTGTCGTCGTCTGACCTTGGAAACTCGCCCAGTACCCTTATGCGGTAGGCATTCGACTCTTCACCGTACCGCGACTTCATCTCTTCGACATAGGCATCGCTGACCCGTGGAGAGTCAACGCAAGAGACTTTCATCGTCACCCAGTCGTTGGCGAGTCGGTTCTGGGTGTCGTAGAAGAACCCCGAACTTCTGACAGGGTTGCCCAGCAGTAGGGTGACGGCATTGTGTCCAGACATTGAGCCAGCAGCAGCCTCAAAGACAGCCTCTGGGATACCAGATGCCTCATCAGCCACCAGCATCACATTCTCGCTGTGGACACCTTGCAGGGCTTCGGGCTGCTCTGCCCTTGATGTCCTTGCGGACACGAAAGCCTCTGTCGCTGCTTCCTTGACCTCGATCCTGTCCTGCTTGACTTCGAGCATATCTCTGAGCGTTTCGGGCAGTTCCTTTACCCAGCGCTTTAGTTCCGCAAAGAGTGCGTCGTATAGCTGGCTGGATGTGGGGGCGGTGACGACGACCTTGACGGGGTATCTGAGCAGTAAGTACCAGATGATCGCCCAGCTCGCTGCTGTGGACTTACCTACGCCATGCCCTGACCTGACCGATATGCGTCGGTTTCCCTTTGCGATGTGCATTAGGAAGGTCTCTTGCCAAGTGTCGGGGTTCGCCTTGAGGACTTCCCTGACGAATAGGACGGGATTGTTCTTGTAGCGGATGGTGAACGCAACAAAGGGGTTATTGTTGAGTTCGTCTTCCCTCTTGTCTTGGATGCGGTCTATCTTTGCCACCACATCGGGGTGTAGTTTCTTTTTTTCTGGTGCAGTTGATTCTGTCGTCATGTGGGAATTGTGCCTTGATTTTTTTTATTTTTTTGTGGAAGTGTGGCGGTGTGAGTAGGGGGGGGTAGTGGGGGGTGTGGGTTCGGTATCTGTCGGGGTGCAGTTTCAGCGCCACCCGTCGCGCAGATCGAAGGGGGGGGTAAACCCTGATCAGTCAGACAGAATCGGTTAGTGAGTGACCACTCTCCTTGCATAGCGCATGAAACCTAGACATTCGCATATCGTCGTATATTTCTACTTAACACTATGTTCATTATGTAAAGTTATTTTGCTGTTATCCACAGGTTTGTAAGCGTTTTTGTGCATAACTTCGCCAGTTTCCACGCAACTGTGGACAACTAGGACAACTTCTCGCTGTTTTCTGTGGATATGTCCTCGACCACCTCAATGCGACGCAATGCGTCCAGTCGCATCCCAGACAGGTTCACTTGCACGCTAGGCATCTTATTCTGGGCGTATGAGGCAGGATTCCAGCGCTCTGCTACCCATTGCCTCGTCTGGACGCGCAGACGCGCCTTGTTGACCTCCTCGATGTCTGTATCGTCGGCAATCTCAATCATCTGACCTACGATATGATCGGCTGCTCGCGCACGCACGCGAGACAAGAAGCCTTCTTGCGCTGGTGAGTCCATCCATTCGGTCAGCGCCTTCTTGCTGACACCGAGCGCCACACATATCCTCGTCTCGCTCATTCCCGCCTCAAACATATTGGTGATCTGCTCAATCGGCAGCGTGTTCAGCAACGCAATGTCGTGAACCTTCTTTTTGTTTCCAGCCATCTAAATCTCCTCTAAAGCCCTGTTAGCCGTATTTTTAACCATCTTGCTGGTATCGAACACCTTTGGCAACGACGAAGCCTCCAGCTCGTCCGACTTGACATCATCAAAGCCTGTCGCACCGCCAAGTGGAAACTCCTTCGCATCCTTGTCCAGCCTGACCATCGCAGCACATGGCATCAGCGCCTTAATCTTCATCGTGTCCTTGATGACTGGCGACTCCATGATCAACTCCAGCTCTTCCATCGTCCAGATGTGTCTGTTCTGTACATCTGGTCTGAACTGCTGGTACAGCGTCGCGTCGTGATGTGTACCCACGACCACCATCACCGACCCGTCTTGCATCTCATGCTCAACTGCAACTATCGCTGGCATCTCAGGCACACCGTTCTCAACCGCCCAAGTCTCCAACGCTGCATAAGCCTTGATCATTCCTGCTACAGCTCGATCCAGCTTGACCTCATCTCTTGACTTGGATGCCTCAAAGACTCGTTCAGCCTGTCGCCACACCTTAATCCGAAACTCCGAGTCCACCAACTCGATCAAGCGATTGATGCCCCAATGCTTTTCGTGGTCTCTCTTCACCACAGACAGCTCAACTAACCTCGAATTCATAAATACTTCAAAAGTATTCATCGGGAAATCTGGCTGTTTTAAACCACCAAGTGCTTTACTCAAACTCTTCTTAACCATCACCTTCTCCTTTTTTTAACTTTTACAAATCGGACGCATTGCCACGATAGACAGATGGTGTGTATACATACACACACCATCCATCTGTCCATCGTTTTGGCATAGACAAATGGATTTTTCACTGTCCATCGTTTGTCCTCCATTTGTCCATTTGTCCATCATCATTTCTTGATCGATACGACCACCGAATTGGCTGTTTTTGCGTCGTCATCTTCCGCATAAACAGCCCAGCACATATCACCATAAATTACTACTTTCTTGAAATCAACGAGGTCTGCTTTGACGCGATACCATGCCTTATTGAAGGTAGTTATCTGCACATCGCTGCCCATTCGAGCCTTGAATTCGTCGCGCCATTGATCGATCTTTATGCACTTATTGCGTTTGCCATCGACCACCTGCATCTCGCCTAACTTCTTAATTGAGTCGTGCAGACAGTTCAAAGCAAGTCGCTGGTTCATGCCCTTGCCTGTCTTATCTGGCGGTTTGATTGACTTGCGTTCTGTATCCATCTCCTCATCTGGTTCAACCGCCAGACTGGATGCACCTTCAAAGTCCACAATTCCACTTGATCCAGTCGTGACCTCGACCATCTTGAAGCCAATCCTCTGACCGTCTTCCCCGTCCTTTTGCTTGCTGATGTGGAGTATTCCTTTTGGCGGTTGAGCGCCTTCTATGCGGATAATCTCCAGCTCGGTGTCTACTGCTCCGAGTAGTGAACTGTGACCCCTGAGTCCCTTAGTCGCGTCCTTACCAGCGTGATGCACCACCAATAAGGAGCACTCATACTTGCCTTGGATCGCGCCAGCAGCAGTAATGAATGCACCCATGTCCTCGCTTGCGTTCTCGTTACCACCGCCAAATGCTCTAGCCAAGGTGTCAATGATGATCAGCTCGAAGTTGATGTCGTGTATCGCCTTCAAGTCGTCTATTGCGTTCACTAGGTCTTGCAGGTCTGTCTTACTTGACCGAAGGTTGACTTGTCTGCGCAGGAAATAGACAGGTGTTCCTTCTGGCGTGCCGTGGTGAATCTTCAGCGCCTTAATGCGCGTTCCGATACCGCCATGACCCTCCCCTGCGATGTATAGGACTGCACCTTGTCTGGTGATCTGGTTTCCGAGGAATGGTCTTCCCGTTGCGATGCACTCGGCAATGTCCAAAGCAATAAAAGACTTGAAGCTGGCTGGAGGTGCGTATAAAGCGACGAATGATCTCTGTGGGATAACACCTTGCACCAGCCACTCGACAGGTTCGTCCTCGATGTCGTCCCACGCTTCGAGCTTGAATCCTTCGCGTTGAAGTGGTGCTTGTGGCAGCTCTAACTCTTCTATTACTGGTGTCTCAACAACGCCAATCAATCTTGCAGGAGTCGTTACATCCATCTCACTTATGACTGCTTGCGTGGCTTTTGTCAGGTCTACCAGCCTGTCCTTATCCCCGCCATACTTATGCACAAACTCGTATGCGTCCTCCTTGATCTCTTCAAGTCCAAGGTCAACCACTCGGATACTTTTTGTAACCGACTTGAGGGCTGCAACTGCTTTCCTTGCGTACTCCCAGCCTACCGTGTCGTTGTCAGGGACTATCGCAATAGTGAGTCCGACTAGGTGCTTGACTACATCTTCGGGGAAGCTGCTTGCACCGTTGTGTGTACAGGTAGCTACAACACCTAAAGACTTGAGAGCGTCGGCTGCCTTCTCGCCTTCGCAGAGGAACACAGTTCTGCCAGTCTTTCTAGCAAAGTCCACCTCTGGCAAGTTGTAAGGCACGATGTTCGCACCCGTCATAGATGCGTGCCGTCTGCCGTTCTCGTCGACGCGGTACTGCTTGTATGTCTTACCTTTGGAGTCAAAGGTCTTGTATCTCTGCTTGATGTGCTGGACGACTCCATCCTCATCGGTGTAGTGCCACTCCTGTTCGAGCACAGGTTCTTGCTGTTTCGGCAACGGCTTGATCTGGGTGAGGAAGTCTGTCGGGTTTGGTAAGTCTGGCAGCAGTCCATAGTCCTTCACCGCATTAAAGACAGACTCCTGAGAGCACCCGCTAAAGCACTTAAAGAGTGGCTTTCCTTCGTCTGTCTCGCTGACGCAAAGACTTGGATTCTTGTCCCCGTTACCCTGCCCGTGACTGCTGACAGGACAGCTCGCCATCCATTGCCCGTTTACCTTCTTTGCGTTGCCAAGCGCTTGCGCTATTTGTTCGGCTTGCATCTAGTTTTCTTTCATATTTATTTTGTTAGTAATTGCCATGCTGCCGCTGCCACTCTTGGAACTTGTCCATTTCCAACGGCTGCAATTCTGTCCAACCCATTAACCATCCCATCACTACTTCTCCACATGATGGGTCTGGTATTGTCTTTCTGTCCTCTAACCCGCCAAGATGGAGATGCTCTTTCGTCATCTCCCACCACAAAGTCGATCCAACCTTGACACCGCTCTTGCGTAGTCCACCGTTGAAATACTTTGCCTTTGCGCTCGACCAATGATTGAAAAGGTTTTTTGGAGGAGTCGGCAACAATCCAGATTCTTTCCCTTCGATGTTGCCCACCGAAGTCGTCGTGTCCCAGCACTCCCCATTGCGCATCAAACCCCATCTGGGCAAGATCACACAACACTCTGTCGAGTCCTCGAAGAGTGAGTGCTGGTGAGTTCTCAATGAATGCGTATCTGGGCTGTACTTCGCGAATGACCCGTGACATTTCTCCCCAGAGTCCTGATCGTTCCCCATCGAGTCCTGCGCCTCTTCCTGCAACGCTGATGTCCTGACAGGGAAATCCACCGCTGACGACATCGACCTTTCCCCGCCAAGGTTTGCCGTCGAATGTGGTGATGTCGTCCCAGATAGGGAATCTAGGTAAGAGTCCATCAGCTTGCCGTTGCAATAGAACTCTGCGTGGGTAATCTTCGATTTCAACGGCTGCAAC